AATCACAAGCCAGTCGTAATCCGACTCATAGAGCTTTCTGAGCAAGACATTGCGGTTCGCACCGGGATAAGCAGCACCTACCTGCAGGTGTGTAATATTGAAAGGAACGTCGTTCAGACAGTCGTAGTCGGAATCCGAACCCCATGCACTCTCAACTCGGTAATACAAATCATCGGGTGTGAGGAACGTAGACAGCCAATCAAGCTGCTTTCTGTGATTTGTGATTCTCTGTGCTTTTCTTTTCCCATCAGGTGGGATATAACAGATTGTACCATACATTACCTTACCCATGATTAACCTCCTTCATCTGGGTGTTTTCTTACTATTATTATATAACACCACATGAGCCGAATACGAACTTATGTGGTGTTATCTAGAATGTGCTTGATTTCAGCATACTTTTCGTATGACGTGAGCGGCTCGTAGTCCAAGTCCCACAATCCTTTTGTCTTTGCAAGAAATCGGTGGTCGTTGAAGTCTGTGACATATTCGCGGGTCTTCTGGTCAACCCACATTACACTACCGAATAGATGAAGCCGATACTCACGAAGGAACCCTCCTAACCACTCTACAGGAAGATTAGCTCTAAGGTAAAGTTGAAACTTTATCCTTACCTGCTGGGGTATTGGTCGTGCGTATGCCAAATCCTTCTTCCGAATTATATTACAGCAGGCTTCATAGGCTGGCATAGTTTCTGCGGTTATTTTGTAAAATGATTCATTGATTACGAGTATTCCTTGCACATACATACCTACATAAGACATCAAACTCGAGTACTCAGCATGCTGATTTCTGGGTAACTCTAACGCATCTTGGTAATCGTGCGGTTTGGCTTTGATAACTCCTAATACTTTAGCAGCCTGATACTCGATAGGCGACATGACACATCACCTCTCTCATCTTGGCTTACGACGCTGTAAATAAACCCCGAGTAGGTTAGTCAATTCTTGAGAATCCGTTCTTGCCGCGAACTTGTCAATGAATTTATCGATAATCTCGTCGGTAATGATTGTATTCGGTTCTTCCCAATGGTCAACACTGGTATTCAAGGAAACCAACTGCTTATTGCGCATAACAGCATCTTGGTACTCAATCAGCTTAGACTGAATCTTACGCTTATTGGTAACCTTAACGATGTTTGCGTAGATATCATCTACGGTGTCGAACTCACGAAGCAGTTCAATACCAGTAGTCTCGCCAATACCAGGAACACCGGGAATGTTGTCAGAACCGTCTCCGATGAGAGCTTTCAGTGAAACAAGCTGCTTTGGTGCAATCTTCTTCTCTGCAAAGAACAAAGCATCGTCCCACAGAACGTGCCTACCGTTGGTTTTTAGCTGAATGACACGAACGTTCTTCTGTAACAGCTGAAGCCAGTCTGCGTCAACAGTCAGCAGAGTTATATCATTCGTTGCAGCGTAACGCTCTACGAAAGCACCTGCCAGGTCATCTGCTTCTCTACCAGGTTGTTTATAGACAGTACCAATCATTGCACCCAGCTCAAGAATGAAGTCCACCTGCTCATAAAAAGACGGCTCAGCGGCCGTTCGATTGGCTTTATAGTCGGGGTATAATTGCTTACGCTCGTCAGCTGAGCCCGGCATATCTGTCACGAAAATCGGATAGTAGTCCTCCACCGCGTGGACACGGCTAAGAAACTGCTTAAAGAAACCGACGATAACAGACGTAGGGTCACCCTTGTCATTTGTCAACTCGGGATATCCATACAAAGCTCTGAAGCTAAGAGCATAGGTGTCTATCACAAGATATTTCATTAGACTCCTCCTTATAGATTTTCTTATAAAAACCTTGTATTTTATGTTACCTCAATTATAACACTTTTTGGGTGTTATTTCGAAGTTTCTCAACCTGCTAGGCAGTCCACCAGCTGGTCGGGCAGAATCGCAGGAAGACACGGGTATTCATCGATAGTACACAAGGTGTCTCTCATATCGAATTCGAACTCAAGGTTATACTGTTTAGGTGTTTCAGAATCCTTAATCATCTTGAATTCATGCTCAGTACATAGTCTGGTAAAATCTTCAACATCTCGAATCCCGCTTTCAACCTCGATACGAGTAGTTTGATAGGTATTTGAGGTTACAGCAGCCGCTACCAGGTTCGCACCTCGCTTCATAACATACAAATCTACCGGCTCATTCTTAGGTACGCCTTCAATTTTGACTCTACAAGTCTGCTTATACATAGAACTCATCCTCTCTTCTTTGAGTGACATACGAACTGCTTAAATGCTGCGGTATGGTATACTATTGTATACAACTATAAACCGTGCATTTAAGCAGTATCGTGGTTTATTACACCAAACTGTCGTCTGTTTCGTCTCCGTCTTTGCCTACCTGACAGCAGCTTTCGCAACCGTCACAGGAATCACATTGGCAGTTCTCACAACACTTCTTGCCGCTGCCTTTCTTAGATGAACTGAGTAGGTAAGGTGCATCTGCATCTCCGTTGATTGTTTTTAGATACAGATACGCATACCAGTCCGGGTTCTGCCGAAACGTGTCGAAGCTGAACATAATGCGAAGACGAACTGTTCCCTCGAGCTCAAGAGAATCCAGCCATGTGCTAGGCACAACAATCTCAGGACGTTCACCGACCTGCTGGAACAATTCCCAGCTCTCGCTGTCCTTGTCGATAACGTGCTTCTCATTATCCTCAACATTCCAGGTCACCTTGGTTAGACGACCACGGAAGTTTTTCGGCATTAGGAATCTCAGGTCAATATCATGACCCCATTCCTTGATTTTCATGAACCCACAGGTAGTGAACTCAGCGGGATTTGTTAAGATATCAATCTGATTTCTCATGAACCTCTTCTCCTTTTCGTTAGATTTATGCAACACAGCAAAGCTGTGATAACATCAGACCATAGTGAGAATCTTGTTGACAATAGCCTGTTCTCTTTTTCTGCCGGACTCTGTAATGGTCTCAGACAGCTCATACTTACCGTCGACAATCTCCTCATTGACTACGTCGTAGGTTCCTCTTGTAACCAATCTGATTATATTCACGGGATTGAATTGACCGATACGATGACATCTATCTTGAGCTTGCTCTTCGTCCGCTGCTGTCCAAGGCAGTTCGTATTCGACAATGGTTGAACTTGCAGTAAGATTGATTCCTGTACCCATCGTCTGGTAGTTACCTAAGATGATGTTACATTCAGGAATAGTCTGAAAAGCGTGTTCGTTTGCTTCTCTCACCTCATTAGAGATCGCACCGTAGATAAGTGCTGGATTATATCCATGCTTACGCAAAGCCCAATTAAGGTACTCGATTGTGAATACGTGATAACAGAAGATTACGATTTTCTGACCTGAAGCGATAACCTCCTCGACAATGTCAAGAAGTGACTCTAGCTTAGCACAAGCCTCCGGCGGAAACGTCTCCATTACTCTAGGAGGACAGCTGGTTGCTTTCTTCAAGCCCACAAGCTGACCCATAGGACTCGCTGCTGCCATAATTTCAGCCGAACGTTCACGAAGGTCTTTCTGAATCTCCTTATACAGTTTCTTCTGTTCTGGGAGCAAATCTACATAGTAGGTCTGAATTGTCTTCTCCGGCAAGTCAAGACACTCTGCTTTTGTACGTCTGAGAGTCCAGCAGTTGAAGTCAAAAGCCAAATCGTCCAGATTTTTATAACCGATTACTTCACGATCCTCAAAACCACCTTTGATGCAGTATTTCGCTTCAAAGTAGGTTTTAGGCGGTACTGTACGATTCAACCATTTCATCATAGCGTACAGGTCAAGCGGTGAATTGACTATAGGTGTACCAGTCAAACCGAGTTTATAGTGTGTATCCAATTCCAGCAAACCCTCAGTCTGCTTTGCTTTAGGATTCTTGCATTTGTGTACCTCGTCGACAACTACCATGCCGATTATTCCGTCTTGAACTTGCTGCTTGAGAGCATCCACGATAGCGGCGTTTCTGAGAGACTCAATATTGGTGATGATGACTTGTGCCGCCATTTTCTTGAGTCGGTTTACATCATCGACCTTATCCTTTCCAGAACCTATCTTGGTCTGAAGCCCGGATTTACCAACTGGTCTTGTACCAAGGATATAACCAACAAGGTCTGTGTGCTTCTTGACCTCATTCTGCCAGTTATACTGAAGTCCGGAAACGCCTACTATTATAAGAGCCTTACGAATCTGCCCTGCGATGATTCTGTTCGCAATCAAATCTAGAGACTGTTTGGTCTTACCAAGTCCCGGCTGATCAAGCAGCAGCATCTGAGCATGGCGTTCTGAGAATTTTAGAAATGCCTTCTGATGCTCGTACGGTTCGGTCTTCCAAACCGTAAAGTCGAGAGCATCGGCATCCGGCTCGATTACCTCCTCAGGTATCGGCATGAGAGTAACTTCTGATTGATTTTCGTAACGGGGAACCCACGCATGCTTAGGTCTACCTTTATAGCGGTATAATTCGTATTCTCTGGTTGTCTTACCGATTAATTCTACCGGCTCGCCTTTGTAATCAAAGAACATTGAAATCCTCCTTAACAACGGTTGTGATTTTATTTTATTGTAATCATATTATAACATATATCGTGCGTGAATTCGAAATAACACAACTTCGTATACCTTGTTGTATTTACTCTTTGTTTCCAGTATGCTTTTTGTATATAATTTTTAATTCTATGGATTTTACATACCTCACAATATATTATATGTTCGTCTACCACTCCCCTATAATATATCACGCCGACAAGTCGGACGTACACCGCTCTCGCTTGTTATCACAATCGTCGCTACAAAGGTCTTTCGCTTTCAGCAAAAAACCTTGACAGCGGCAAGCCGCAGACAAACCAAAACCAAACAAAATCAAAATCAAGAATTAAAACCAAAAAGCTGAAGAATACAAAGTATAAGCAAATAATAGTCCAAAGTAGAAAGTTTCAAAGTAGGCGCGTCAGCGCCTGAAGCTCATCAAAGCACGCCCGCCTTTAGTCTGCTAAAGCAACATAAAGAAACACCGCAGATAAGGTTGTTGTTATTATAAATAGTATACACACCGCCGTCGCGGTGTTCTATAAGCAAGTTCGATGTTATAATCTGCTTTGTGTTATAATTATGATGTAGTATAGAATGTGATTATATAGGCGTGCTTGGTACGCTTACATCACAACTTCGTGTCACATGATTTTCCATGTTATACTTTATATGTGAGTTTAACGTGTTCGTCACACGTCGTCGGAAAGAGGGTCTATATTATGTGCCAGAGGGTTTTACCTAGAACTTCTTTCGAAGAGCGTCTTCCAGAGGGTTGGTTTTTATCACGTCTTTATAAAGGAAACAGAATTCTGTATTATAACAATGTAAAGGTAGCAAGCCTTGCTGACAGTTTTGATATAGAATCTGAAGTGAATGAGATAATCAACAATCCACCAGAAGCTGTTCAGGCTGCATTGTATCAAGACGGTAGAATGTCAGCAGTCGAATTGAGTTCTAATATTCAGAAGAAATTAGTCAAGAAGGGTATCATTCCATACGAATTTGCTCTTAACTGTCTTCACAGCATTGAGAGCTGGTTGTATAAGATAATTCCCGCAAGAGCAGAATACAACGGTAAATTCTACATCAACAAGCGTAACCGTTGGTACGACGAGAACGGTAATTGTATCAACACAACACTTCTATTCTTGTCTACATGGGACGCCAGAGTTCGTTACGCACAAGGAAAATGTACTCTTGCTGATGTAGCAAGATACAGTTGGTCTGCTGTATTAGAATGTCTCGGTGATGACCACCAGAGGTTTGTGACTCAGGTACTCAAACCTAAGATGGAAATTAACCGCAAGGGCTGGGTTTTAGATGCGAAAGCAAATAAGTCCAGAAAGCTGAAGCAGAACGAACACTGGGAGCACACCGAATTTGATTGTTCTGAAGAAATCGAAAAGGAATATAGAGATGATGTAAATTCATGCCTATATAATTATTTCTTCAGCTCTATTGACAATCATGTTCAGATGTTCACAGAGGAATGTAATGTTCCCGCGTTCAAGGACATGAAAGCTCGCACAGAAGCGTATGAGCAGGATGTTCTTACTCAACTCAAGGCTATCGAACCTCAGCTCTGCAGATTCAAGTGGAATGCACTATTAAAATCCCATGAACCGGTGTTTGCACCTCAGATGATGTCTGCAGATAAATGGGACGATTTCTACGACTTGGTTCATCAGGTAGTTATCGGTCAGATGAGCGGACATGAAGCTGCTTTGCACCTCGTTCACGGCGATTGGTCAAAAATCAAACGAGAGAGCAATAGGTACGAAAAGCACATGACGCAGCACGTACCTTTTTATAGCGAACGCTGGCAGAAGCTGGATGCTAGAACGACCTCCTTTGTAGACGCTGTCGAGTATGTTAAGACAAACATTCGTGACCTGATTTCAATGGGTTATAGAGCAGCGGACAAAGTCGTGGTGTCATTCACCTACGACGAATGCAGATTTGCTCTGAATGTAGAATCCGGTGAAGTTCAATACATCGGTTACTCTAACGGAAAGTTCATGTCTGACACCTGGCTTAATCTAAAGCCAGAGGAGAGACGTAAATTACTTCACGATGATGCAGAGTGGGAATATCAAGAGAAAGCAATTAAGAAGTATCGACGATTATTCTCATATCTGTATAATGTCGTTCATAAGCACTGGGATAGGGCGTGCTACTTCGTAGAAGACAAGTTGCTCGCTAAACGCAAGTATCTACGTCCTTCTTCTGGATTCCTTGATAGGATGAAAGAGAAGGCAGATAAATATATCAAATCTTTAGAAAGAAGGGTTGCAATTTGCTGAACACACAGCTTTACTTTGCTGGCAGTGCACCGCAGGAAGTCGACGAGTTTCTCGTCAAGAAGGGTTACAACCGACTCTTCTCACAGCTGAATGACCGTTCACGAATTAAGCGTTGGATGGGATACAAGGATGAACATCCTAGCATGAAGCTGTTCGTTGACTCTGGTGCGTTCTCAGCGTACACCAAGGGAAAAGAAATCGACCTCGACGACTACATCGCTTACCTCAACGAGTACGGCAAATACTTCAACGTCATGGTTCAGGTGGACTACATCCCAGGTAAATCAAACGTCGTTCAAGACAGACAGGTTTACCTCGATGCACCTAGAATCTCCTGGGAGAACTTCCTCCACATGAGAGAGCGTCTCGACAAGAGCCTTTGGGACAGATTCATTCCTGTTTTCCATGAAGGTGAAGATTTCAAGTGGCTTGAAAATATGCTCACATATAAGGATGCTGATGGCAATCCGCTTGCCTACATTGGTATTTCACCTCATACGGAAACTACCACAGACCGCAGACTTGTGTTCTGTAAAGAGGTATTCCGTCGCATTAAACGACTCAATCCGCAGGTTAAGACACACGGATTTGGCATGACGGCGTTGAACATTCTGCAGTATATCGACTTTACCTCGGTTGATTCCACTACCTGGCTTAAAGGTGCAATCTACGGAACAGTTCTTGTTCACAGACACAATAAGCTGGCAGCAATGAACGTAGGCGAAAGAACAACCGGCGCTGCTGACCACTTCTGCTGGTTAGGTGCTGATGCGAAGGAAGAGGTTTGCCGACTCATCGAGGACGCAGGATTCTCTACCGAGAAGCTCAGAAAAATCGACCCAACTCGTGAGACAGAAATTCCTGATGATGGTGAGCCTGATATCACCAACAGCATTGCTATGCGTCAGATGTTCAATGCAGCGAGCATGATTCGCTATCTCCAGACCACAGACTTCCTCGGCTTACCTAAGTCGGCTCGTCGTATTGGTCTCTAATACGTCTATAACACAACTTCGTTTTCACGAAATTGTTGTGTTATAATATAGATACAATGTTAGACACACACGTTACCGCGGACCGTGTAGTGGAATACATTGGGTCTTGCTTACCATTGTAGATAAAGACAAGAGTAAGAAAACCAAAGCGCAAAACACCAAGTCTTGAAAACCAAAATTTTTGAATCCAGAAAGGAAGATTTTTATGGCACGCTATACAGCGGAAGAATCCAAGTCCATGGAGTACCAGGGCGCCGAGACCTTCAGAATCGAGAAGGACGGCGGTAAAGCTCAGGTCGTATTCCTCTACACAGACGAGAACAGCGTTGACGGATGGTCCTGTCACAGACTGCCTGGTGCGAACTACTACACCTACACTGTCGACTGCCCGAGAGGCCCGAAGGACGAGGTCGATAAGTGCCCGGCTTGCAAAGCTGGTGAGCAGCTTTCTACTCGTGTGTTCGTTCTTATGCTCGACACCACAACCGGTAAGGTTATGATTTGGGACAAGCCGGCATCCTACCGCAAGGAAATCACTGGCCTCATGAGCTACTTCAAGCCGCTCTACAAGCAGAAGTTCGAGATTACTCGTGAAGGTACTGGTCTTAACACCAAGTATCGTGTTATGCCTATCGGCGACAGTGGTCTTACCGAGGAGCAGTACAAGGAGTTCGTTGAGAAGGCAAACGATGTCTGCAACGACTATGTGCGTCCTATCGATAAGTATGAGGAAATCAAGGCACGCTCGATTGCTGCTCAAGCAGAACAGGTTCAGGTTGATGCTCAGCAGGGACAGCAGGCTCCTCAGCAGAATGCTTGGGGTCAGAATATTCCTCCCCAGGGTCAGACTGGTTGGGGTGCTCCTCAGCAGCCGGCTCCTCAGCAGCAGTGGGGTGCTCCGCAGGGACAGCCCCAGCAGGGAGGTTGGGGTGCTCCTCAGCAGCAGGCTCCTCAGAATATGCCTCCTCAGGGTCAGGCTCCTCAGGGTCAGCCGGGCGGCTGGGCTCCTCAGGGACAGCCTCAGCAGAGCGGTTGGGGCGCAGCTCCGAATGGTGCTTGGCAGAACAATCCGCAGAACTAATTGATAAAGGAGTAAAGATAGATGATTTGTAAGAAGACCAACCTGGATACAGCTCTCGCAGCTGTATCCGAAGGTTTAACCCCTAATTCATACGTCATCCTCGCACAGACCGTCACTCTGCACGTTGCAGATGGCAATCTGTACCTTATCACCGAGCCGGATGATGGTGAGGTTTGGTACAGTGCTAAGGTCGGCGCAACCACAGAAGCATTCCCGACAGTTTCTGTTGACGGTGCGAAGTTCAGCAAGGCAATCTCCTACTGTGGAGAGTCTGTTGAGCTCACCGCTACTGAAGACACACTCATTATCAAGAACGAGAAGGGTACTCTGAAGCTTCCTATCCTCGTCGATGATGCAGGTCAGCCGGCTGTTCATGAATTCTTCACACCTACCGGTACTCAGCTTAAGGTTGACCACCTCAACCAGATTAAGATGCTCACCGGTACGCTTTCCAAGACTATGGACAGCATCGCAGAGCGTTGCATCTACACCGACGCAGAGTGCTCGTTCGCAACCGATGACATCAATATCAGTAAGGGCGATTCGCTTATCAATGAGCCGATTCTTCTCTCTGCTCGTATGATTAGCTACTGCACCAAGCATTCTGATGTTCAGATTTATGATGCTGGTGCGGAGTTCTTCTGGTTCGTTTCGGCTGATTCTGGTGCATCGGCAAGATTCTCCAAGGTGTTCCAGGACTTCATTCCCCAGTTCCCGCTCGAAAACCTCAAGCAGGAGTTCGCAAACCCGGTTAAGAATTCTGTAACCGTTGATATGGCGTCCTTCCTTAACTCCATGCAGTTCCTCGCAATCGTTGCAGATTCTGCTAATGATTACAGTGTAACGGTGTGCCAGGAGACTCCGGAAGAGATCATTCTCAAGTGTGCAGACAGCATTCAGAAGGTTCCTTGCAAGTCCGTTAAGGGAGAAGGTCCCTGGTCTATCGAGGTTGACTGCCTGAGTGCTAATGCACGTTTCGCGGCATACGATGGCATGGTTCAGCTCGATGTTTATGATAGCCAGCTTGCCTGTGTAGGACCTGTGACTACTTCTATCGGTCTTATCTCTTAATGGCAGATAATCTCGGTAAGGTCTGGGAAGACATCGTCGAGGAGTGGTTACAGCAGAACAATATCTGCTATGACCGCATCCACGACCAGATGTCGGGTAAGAAAGGTTCTAAAAATGTGTGCGACTATGATGCGTACATATACCCGCACATTTATTACATCGAGTGTAAAGAGTGTGCTTCCCCTAGGTTTAACATGCTGCAGAACATTGACGAGTATCAATGGATACACATGCTAGAGAAGGACTTGATTCCGGGAGTAAGGGCTGGGTATGTAATCTGGATGTCAGGTGAGCAGCGAGCCTTCTGGGTATCACCACTCACGTTAGACTTGTATTACTCCGCGGGTAAGAAGTCGGTGACGGTTGAGGACTTAGAGGTAAGCGGTGTAGAGCTGAAACTCTACATGAAGCGAACCCGATGGCATTTAGAAACATGCTTAGATGTAGTTGAAGAATACTGGGCACAGGTGAACTGAGAGCATCGGTTCACCTGTGTTTTATTTTCTGTACGCATTGCTTAATTGCTACAACTGTGAAGCATTTAGTGAACGGATCTGGGAAGCATGCGAAGAGGAGGAATCAGAAAATGAATAAAGAGAAATTTGTTCGATTGGATGTCAGTGAAGTTTCTGCCGGTGAGGGCGGTAGAACTAAACCGTATTACTCGATTGTATATGAGGATGAGGATGGAGAACATTACACTGGATATTCTTCGTATGATTTGGACGTAATATCCTCCTACCTAAAGGAATATTTCGGGGTGAATGACCATCTGCATGAAGCGGTTCTTTACCACTGTACCACACCCAAGAAGGCTAAGCTGTACCGTGAAACTGGTGTCATCTTAAAGCCGGTTAGAGGTTTTACAACTCTACAGGCGGCTATGGCTTGGTGTATCCATACAGGACGTACGGTTATCTATGAGATTAAAGGCGGACCTGCTTATAAACTTCCCGACCATCACAACAAGTTTGGTGAAGCGTGGTGGATTGACGAGGATATTCCGGTTGACAGGATTAAAGCTGTGAGATTTGATTTGCCATCACATAGGTGCGGTAGGATAAAGAAGGAAACTGAATGATAATCAGAGAGTAGGTTTCTGGGTGGTGCGCAGTTGCTGCATCTAAGCACAACCACGTTACTTCGGTTACAAACTTCTAAATCGTGTATAATATGTATATAAACAAACACCAAGGAGGTACATTATGCGAAATCTTGCTGCTGTCTACCGTCCGACACGACTTGACGATGTCGTCGGTCAGGAAGACCCTAAGAAAGTTCTGCGTAATCACCTACAAGCAAAGCCAAAGTCCGGATATCTGTTTGTAGGCTCTGCAGGTACAGGTAAGACAACCTGTGCTCGTATCTTTGCACATGAACTCAACGGTCAGTCTAATATCTACGAAATTAACGCTGCTGATAATACAGGTGTTGAGGGCGTTCGTAAAATCATTTCTGACGCTCGACACAAGCCTATCGGCACGAAATATAAAATATTCATTCTCGACGAGTGTCATATGCTGACCGTACAGGCATGGAATGCTCTTCTGAAACTCGTCGAGGAGCCGCCGGAATCTGTTGTTCTGTTGTTCTGCACCACAGACCCTAGAAAGATTCCGAACACAATCACTTCTCGTGTGCTGCGTCTGGATTTTACTCGTATCGACATTGATGCGGTTACTGACCGCTTGCTCTGGATACTGGAGCAGGAGCATATAACTGGTGTTCAGCGTGAACCTCTGAGATACATCGCTCAACTCGCGAACGGAGGTATGCGTGATGCTATCACTATGATGGATAAAGTCCTCGGTTATGGTGTAGACATCAACTTTGATGTTATCAATACCGCACTGGGACTTGTAGGCTTCGACGTACCTATGAATATTCTGAAGGCACTCTATGACCATAACTTCAAAGGTTTGATAGATGTTCTCGATGATATTAACCGAAAGGGCGTCGACTTCAAAGCGTGGGTACAGGACTTCCGTCGTTTCGTCCTGCAGGCTGTTGAGCTTCAGCTTGGCGTGAAACCTGAGGACGTAGCGTTGCCTAAGGACATCAGCAGTAATCTGAGATCGGAAGA